GAAGAGACGTCGGCGACAGTTAAATGCGGTTCGGACGGCTCAAGCGGAAATGCGCCGGGAGTCCTGCAAAACCTTACCGTCCGCCGTCTTTCGAGCGTCGAATGCATGAGGCTCCAAGGCTGGCCGGACGATCATTGCGACTTCAAGATGGAGCTGGAGCCGGACGGCAATCGCTGGAAGCCCACGGGAAAAGTGGTAAAGCAGGCCGAAGGCCCGAAGTACAAGCAGGCCGGCAACGGCGTGACGGCCAACGTGATAAAATACATTGCGGGGAAGCTGATGGATGTTCTGTCGAAGTGAAGAAAAAAGTCTTCAGCCTGAAGACCGCTGCCAAGGGGGCGATCCCTCCGGGCCACGCCAGCCATCCGTCGAACCTCGAATGGTCCACCGGGCCGAGAATGTCGGCCTCGGACAAAGTAAAATTCAATTGGGCCTGCGAGCAGTTTTTCGAGGCCAGAGGAATGCGTCCGCCTTGGGCGAGAAAGGAATTAAAACTAAAAAAATATGAGCGATGAAACTACTTATAAATGCTTTCGGGAAACTGTCGTCGTGCAGAAGAATGGCCGCGAGGCTTCTCTCACGTTCGATCTTGAGGCGGATGCTTGGAGGCTGGAAGCGGAAACGTTCCCGACCCTTGAGGAAGGTCTTCGATCCGCCCAAAGCCTCTTGGCCCCTCCGGAAATGAACGAGGAATGATCGCCCTCGATACGGAAACTTTCTGGTCCAGCCAGTATTCGATTGCTCGGCTCGGGCTGGATCGGTACGTCATGCATCCGCAATTTAAAGTGACGCTGGTCAGCCTGCACTCGCCGGATTTCGAGTGGGTAGGAACTCCCGACCAACTACCGGTCGAGCGGCTTGCCGGCGAGACGATACTTGCTCACAACGCCGACTTCGACGCCACGGTTTGCCGCATGGCCATCTCGAAAGGGCAGATGCCCGAGTTTCAGGCGGCGAGATGGATTTGCACGGCTGATATGGCGGCGTGGCATCAGTTTCCCCGGAGTCTTAAAGGATGTTATAAGCATCTGTTCGACGAAGACCTTTCTAAAGACGCGCGAGACGAAATGAAGGGGCTTACCCCGGAAGTAATAGCGGCCAACCCGGCATTCCGAGAGTACGCCCTATCGGACGCTCGGGCCTGTTATCGGGTTTATGAGGCCCTCGCCCCATCCTTTCCCGAGTTTGAGTTTATCCTTTCAGAGCTAACTCGCGTTATAGCCGCTCGCGGCCTGCCCGTAGACTCCAAGCTCTGCCAGTCTTATATAGACAAGCTCGACAAAATTACGGACGAATACGAGGCGGCAATCCCTTGGCGAGTCGGCCACAAGCCCGCCCCGATTTCTTCGCCGTTGGCCCTCGGCGATGCCTGCAAGCTCGCCGGCATCGAGCCGCCTACCAGCACGAACGAGGGCGATCCGGCCTGCATGAAATGGAAGTCGGCCCATCCCGAGCAGGCCAAGTGGTTGGACGCAATGTCCGGCTGGCGGAAGGCCAACAAGTTGCAAGAGTCGCTTTACGGTTTAATACTTCGGAAACGCCCGGATAGCCGGGTAAGCACTCGACTAAAGTTCTGCGGAGCGCAGCATACCGGCCGCTGGTCCGGCTCGGGCGGTCTTAACTTTCAGGCGATTCCCCGGAGCGAGATAAAGGGCGTGAGCATGAAGAAGTGCCTAGTCGCTCCCGCCGGCAAAGTTCTCGTCTCGGTGGACCTGTCGCAGATCGAGCCTCGAATCCTTCACTGGCTCGCCGGCGATCTGGATTTCCTGTCGCTCGTTCGAGGCGGCATCGATCTTTACGAGGCTCATGGCAGGGCGTCAGGCTTGTACAACGAGGATGAAGCCATGAAGGACTTCGCCCCGGAGCTTAGACATCTCTGCAAGGCCAGAGTGCTTGGCCTTGGATACGGCTGCGGAGCCGGCAAATTCGCTTCAGTGGCGGAAGCCCTGACTGGCGGAAAGCTCAAGCTCACGCCCGCCGTGGCTCGCCAGCAAGTGGCGCAATATCGTCAGCAGAATCCTTTGATCATCGACTTATGGGAGAAGGTCGAGAGATTCGTCCGCCGGGAGGCTAAGAACGAGCCGGAATGCGCCGTTATCGAAACTCGATCCGGCAAGCCGATCCGCTATTGGGACGTAGAATTTTCCGAAAAGAAGGACGAAATGACGGCGACTACTATCAAAGGTGGGCCTCGCAAGAAGATTTATTCAGGAAAATTAGTAGAGAACCTCGTTCAAAGTACGGCACGTTGCTGTTTTGGCGAGATGCTCATAAAGGCGGAAGCCGCCGGCCTGCCGGTCTGCCTCCACGTCCACGACTCCATCACGGTCGAAGTGGCCGAGTCGGAAGGGCAGGCGGCTCTCGATTTACTGGTCAAGATTATGAGCGAAGCCCCGGCATGGGCGGACGGCCTGCCTGTCGCCGCCGAAGGCGAGATTCGGAGGCACTACTAATGTTCCCACTACGACGAGGAAAATTAGGCGGCTACGTTGCCGTCTGGCAAGAAATTAGGTCGGACGGAACTGACCTGCTAGTTCAAGTGGCGCTCCACGGCAAAATCGACACGTTCCATTTACCTTTAGAGGGAATAAAACAAGTCGAAATGGAAGCCATTCCAGTCGGCAGCCATGAAGTGCTGAAATGCGAATCGGCGGTTGAAGCCGCCGAGAGTAAACGTGTGGCCGCGATTGCGGACTTGGCGGTAGTGCAGGCTAAGTTACATCGGGAGAAGGCCAAGCTGGCGGGCTTGAGAGGGAAAATTCAAAAATTGAAGGGCATGAAAATGCTCAAGCTCTGGAGTCCTTTCAGGGATAGCGTCGAGGAAATATTATGAAGCGCCTCTTCGAGTATGCCATCTACTGGGGCTTATTCCTCGTTGCCATAGCCCTCTGGGCATGGGCGGCGTCCGGCTTCGTCCTTTCCGTCTTTTTCCCATTACCAAGATGAACATGAACAAGCCATCACGTTGGTCCGTAGAACTAATCGGCCTATGCGGCCCGAAGGGCGTAGGCAAATCAACCTTCGCGAAACTACAGGAAGCAACGGTTCTGTCATTCGCCGGGCCGATAAAGCGAATGCTCAAGCAGATTCTGCCGCCGGGCGACTGGCTCGGAGAGCGAAAGGAAGATCAACTTCCGGGCTTCCCCGAGGGCATAACGGCCAGATTCTGCCTTCAGACCTTGGGGACGGAATGGATGAGAACACTCATCGATCCGCAGGGCTGGATTACAGTGGCGATGCGCGAAGCCGAGTATTTCCTGCGTATGGATGGGCGAGTAATATTCGACGACGTAAGATTCGCCAACGAAGCAGTGGCCATCCGCCAAGCCGGCGGGAAGGTTTACCGGGTAAACCGAAAGGGATTTGAGGCGTCAACTGACTTTCATATATCGGAATTGGGCCTGCCGGCTGAACTGATCGACGGGGAGATAGAGCTATGACCGACCCGGACTTTAGCCACGAAGACGATCCGGAAGACGTCAAGCAGGACTGGATCAACAAGCAGGCCCGCGAGGGCTGGACGACCTGCCCGGCCTGCGGGACGACCGTCCACGATGACGACATAGCCGAAGGAACAGGCTGCGCATGTCCGGACGAAGAGCGATAGATCGTATGGCCGCTGACGCCCGCATCGCGAACATGCTTCGCCGGCATCCGGGCCGTCCCTTTTCCACGTCGGAAATTGCCGGCGAGGCCCGAGTTAGCCAGCGATTGATTCAGCGGATCGAGAGGTCGGCCATTGCTAAAATTCAACTTATTCTCAATCGACGAAATGAAACTAAATAGCCAGTATTCGGTATGGGCGGCGAAGTATGAATCCGGCGAACGCTTCCACGAATTTCTTCTAACTTTCACGCTTCAGATAGCCCGAATCCTTCCTGATTTCGAGGAGGCCTACGCCTACTGCGAGAGAGCGCTGTCCCAGTTCGCTCGTCGTGCGCTCCAGCCGAACGAACTGACGAACGCTCTGGCCGGGGCTTACGAACGAATAGCTCGGGGAGACGTCGGGCGAGGGCCACGCCGGGAGACGCTCAAAGCTACGGGCGACGTGGTAAAACACTTCGGTAAGGCCGGCTCGGTCGAGCAACTCAAAGTCAAGTCCTGTCAGGACTACCTATATGGAGACAAGACGGGCGAACTCCTGCTCGATTTGTTCGAGCCTGACGAATGGATTTCCATCGTCCATAATGCCTTCGATTCAGCTGGCTCGGTCAAGACTGCCCTCGAATGGTCGAACTGCCCCGACCTCAAATCGTATCAGTTCATCTGCCCGAACGTATTTAATCCGCAGGCCGATTCCAGAAGGGCGGTACACGCCGCAGGCTGGCGTTACATGGTCCACGAAATGGACGACGTCGGCGTGGACTTCGACCAGCAGGTAGGCCCGATCCTAGCACTCGAAGAAATCCTTCCCCTGAAGCTGGTAACGTTCTCAGCCGGCAAGAGCCTTCATGCTTGGTACTCGCTCGCCGGCCAGCTCCACAAGGCGGGCGAATTTCTCGATGCCTCGCAAAGGCTGGGCGGCGATCCTGCCTTCGAGCGATTCACGCAACTCTCACGCCTGCCCGGCGGCTTTCGCCCCGGCAAAGGTCCACAATCCATCCTTTATCATTCCCGCCTTAATGAAACTTCCTCCGAACCATGAGCTGCACGACGTCTTAAAGTGGACCATCGACAACCCTCCCGTCCCCAGCCAGACGACAGGCCAGCCGCAGGCCGATCAAACCCATACCGACCAAACGCCATACGTGGCGAAGCCCTCGGACATACCGCCTGCCACGAAGCCCCTGCCGGACATCTGGGACTGGGATCGCATCATGGCGGAGGCCGAGCTTCCGCCCCCGCCCGAAATCCTCAAGGATTTGCTCTGGAAGGGATGCAGAATGTCCGTAGAAGGCTCGTCGAAGGCCGGCAAGACGTGGACCTTGATGAACCTCGGTATAGCAGCCGCCCAAGGAACGAGCTGGCTAGGCATCGACGTAGTAAAGCCCTGTCGGGTCTTATATATGGATTTCGAGCTAATTGGACGGATGGCCTCGTACCGAATGAAAAAGATATCGAAAGCCCTGAACACCGGACGCCAGACTAATTTCAAATACTGGCCACTGCGAGGCTCATGCTATGAGTTCGCCCGCCTCAAGGACCATCTCCTGCTCTCCGGCCAGCAGAAAGCCTACGACCTAGTCATAGTCGATCCTTACTACAAGGCCGCCGCCGGCCTCGATGAAAACTCCGTCTCCGACGTCATGCTGATCCTGCAAGAGATCGAAAGATTCTCCGAGGAAACGGAAACGGCCATCGTCTACGCCCACCACTATTCCAAAGGCAACAAGTCGGACGTCGACGCCCTCGACCGGGCATCCGGCTCCGGGGCATTCGCCCGCGATCCGGATGCGAAGATAATGCTGACCCGCCATATGGAGGACGACTGCCTGACGGTAGAGCCGATCTCTCGGTACGCCGCCAGCCCGCCCTCCATCGTAGTGGAAACTACCTTCCCGACCTTTAAGCAGAGGAACGACCTCGATCCGAAGGACCTGTACAATCCCACTCGCCTAGAAGCCTACGAGCGTAAGCGGGACGGCGTGAAGCCGGGAGCCTCCCGCGATCAGCCTTTCTGACCATGAAGAAATTTAACAGCAGCGAAATAAAAGCCTTGGCCGAGACGCATGGCGTGAGCCGAGACGCAGTCCGCTATGCCATCCGCCATGATAAGCTGGACAAACTCGGTACAGGCACTTCGACCCGGCAAAAAAGCAGCGGCATGGACCTAGCATTGTCAGTAATGCGTTCCGTAGCAGACGGTTGGCCCTGTACCCTGCTCGACATAGCCGAAGTATGCGGCACTAGCAAGGAGGCCGTCCGACAGGTCGAAGAAAAAGCCCTTCGCCGGCTCCGCTCTCTACTGATCGAGCAGGGAATCTGGGACGAGGAGACGGGCAGGCCATGCTGACCGGCGGCCAGCCTTTCTAGTAAATCCTGCCCGGCCCTCCGGAATTGCAAGGAAGCCCGCGAGTCCTCGGACTCCCGGCCAGCCGGATTCCATCCCTGCTATAACGCATAGCGTCATACCGTTGACCGAGATGACGGTCATCCCGGCAAATGGTTCGCCGGATTCCATGCCGCCTTCCTCCGCTCCCCGGATTCCATCCCGCCTATAACGCATCGCGTCATACCCGTGAACCGGAGGTAGTACTCCGCCTGACCTCCGGTTCAAGCCTGCCGCTTTGCCGGCTGACCGGGACTGCCGGGATGTCCGGGCATGGCTCGCCCTACGGGCTTCGCCGACAGGATGCCCCGGCTATCTCCAGTCTCCCTTTTTCCCCAGTCAATCACGGCATACCCGTGCCTGCCGGTAGGACGTTGTGACGTTGGAATACCCTCTAGGGAGGATTCCAACGCTAGGCGCAACGGCCATGCCGACAAGGCCGGCCTTATCGGAGGCAGCCTGCTGGCCATGTATGGCCGGGATTGCCGGTAGGGCTGTAAAGTTATTTTACTCCTATAAGGCCATCCGTCAAGCCCTTAATTCGCTTTCCCTGTATACATGCATTCGGCAGAGCGGTAGGCAGGTTCGCAGGTTTTCCGGCTCGCCGGATAAACCGCAATACGAACTACCCTAAACAAAGAGATCCATAACGAAACAACTGAACTCTCTCAACATCGCTCCGCCGGAAAGCAGGGAGTTTTGCGGCGGCCCGCCTCCATGCATTCCTTTAGCCCGACTCTAATTAGACATGTACGGAAAAGCGTACGACTATAGGATCAGCTCGCAAAGCCCAGTTGGAACGGGGCGGCGGGCATTTAATGCCGCCCGCCACCTCGATGCCTTGCAAAATCTTAGCCCTCGCAAAGCAAAGAATATATATAGGGCTTTGCTTTGCGACTCGACTTCGCAAAGTCCTCGCAAAGTCTCGCAAAGCCGACCACCTGAAAACCGCATGAATACTAGGATTCCTCGCAAAGCCGCCTCTTTGCGACTCCCGAAAAGCCGGATCAGACCCGGCAAGCAGCCTCAGACCCGGTCAGGACTCGGGCGGATCGACAGGTTCAGCAGGAGTAGCCGGGTCTGCCGGAGTAGGCTGGTCTGCCGGGTCTGCCGGTAGGTCCACCACTTCAGCCTCGATTACGTCGGCCCGCTTCATGGCGTTCAGCTCGGTC